GAGTTATATATTATATTATATATCTAGATATTATATATTATATATCGCGCGTACGAGAAAATGAATATAGATAGGAAACTTACACTGTTAATTGGATTATGGATTTTAGACAAAATTATTATGATACTTTTACTATGGTTATTAAACTAAAATATTTATTATCAGTTATTGGATTAGGTATTTCATGTGGTGCAGGAATCTTCTTTCTATATGGAGGTTTTGATTATGATGATATCTATAAGAATGCTAATGTCTGGTATAAGGTTTCTACAGATGAATTGAATCCAGATGAAGTGGTAGCTTTAGATATGAGTAAGGGTTATTCTATCTGTGGGGAAGGTTATGTTTATTTAATCGTATATACTATAGATGCAAAGGAGGAAACGATAGTTGGATTTCCTGATGGAGGTTATTGGGAAACACCTGAGATTGATACTACATCTATAGAGATACAGAAGCATTTTGGTAAATTAGAAGAAGACTTGAAAGGAAATAGATAATGCCAATAGCACCTAAATGGACAGATGAAGATGAGCAGTCTTATCAAAATCTGCTAACAAAGTATAAAATAGAAGATGCTCTGAGTAATTTAGAATCATTTTCACCAGCAGATGTTCTTCTTCAAGATTTACCAGAACCATATTTTGCAATGCCTGAACAGTCAAAACAAACTGGACTTATGGAATTTGTAGAGAAATGGAATGACCCTGAGTTTAAAGAATCTTATTTCGGTTTGAAAGAAAGTATTGGCAAGGAATATATGGTAGATCCTGCTGCATATGCAGGATTTATAGAAGAATCTCCAGCATTGTATAAAGATGTTTCCTCGGCAGCTAAGGAAACTGGTGTTGATCCTGAATTTCTATATAATGTTGCTATGCAAGAAGGATTAGCTCAAAAGATGTCTATATTACACGAATCAAATGTTAAAATGCAAGCATATGCCAAAGTAGATCCTCATAAGAATATCTATGAGGATGCCCCATTATATGAAAGTAGCAGGGCTTTAAATACATTTAAAGATATTGGTCTTGATACTATCTTTGAGGATCAAGATAAGGCATTGGCACGAGGATATCTTGGTTCTCGTATTCAGCCAGCTCCAAATATGGGCGTGATGTCCAATACTGGTAAAAAAGATCCTGAAACGGGTGATATTATCTGGGAGGAAGGAGAATATGGAACTATTAGAAATGAGGCTGGTTTAAAAGTGCAACATGCATTTGTATCTAGTAAAGATGCTATAAGAGGTGTAGGTGCATTAATAAGATTGAATAAGGATTATCTTAAGGGTTCATTTGAAGAAGAGGGGATTGATTTTGATGCATTACCTGAAAAACAACAAAATTTTTGGATGTATGCTGCATTTAATGCAGGAGCTGGAAGTGCTGCAAAACTTTTAAAAACCTATGGAGCAGATCCTTATTCTAATCCAAAGTTTGTAGAAAAATTGAGAAAAGGCCAAACAGATTTAAAGGCAGGATCATATACTCAACCGTTAGCAAAGTGGATGGAAAATGTAGGAAGAGTTGTTGGAGGTACAGAAATAACAGATTTATATAAACCATGGGATGATGAATCAGTCTATGGAGATTTAAAAAGTGAACATTAAAAGATATGACCTGGGAAGAAATGTATAATAGTTCCTTGGAGACTATCAAGATTCTTAATGAGGAGATTGATATCTTAAGGGCTATAGTAAGAGTTCAATTACCAATAATAGAGAAAGATGATGAGGACTTACAGGGTCTCTAATATATATCATAAAGTCTTCGATGACAAGGAAGAACTGCCGTCAGGGATAGATGTTATTCCTGAATGGCGAAAGGCCAATATAGGCGACTGGGTGGAAGCGGATGATGGGTGTATTATCCAGATTCTACGGAAAGGGACAATGAAAGCTACTTGGGGAAAAAATCGGATACATAACTATATTGGCACATGTACGGGAACTTTTATGTGTAAAAAGAGTGTTAAGATGGATACATCTAAAAGAGAAAATGTGTGGAGCCTTTCTGGCAAGAATACTGAAAAGATCATATTTGACAGGAAAAGTCTAACTAAGAAGGAGGTAATCTTCGTACAGTTTATTGCCAGGGGGGTTTCCCTACAGCAAGCATATCTGAATGCTTTTGATACAGATAATCCTAGGTATGCATTAGAGCAATCAGCTAAATTAATAAAAACTGAAAGGGTCATGAAAGCTATGAAAGAAGAATTGAAGCCAGTTCTTAAAGAACTGAATATTGATGACAAATATGTACTGAGAGGCATCAAAAGGGTTGTAGAGGGTGATGAAAAGGCCGAGACTAAACTGAAAGCTTTGTTTAAGCTTTCTGATATTCTCGACCTTGAAGATAAAACCCAAACCAAAGTTACCCAGCTTAGTGGGGCTGTCTTTCAGGGGTTTGCAGATAATATTCTAGAAGAAGCTCAACGTCCCAAGGAGATAGGAGATGGTAATGGCTGATATCATTGATATAGGAACTACCCCTGATGATAGTCCGCTAAAGACTGGCGATATGCGAAGAAGTTATAATCAGTCCAAATGTGGTAAGGGTTATAAGAACGTTAAGGGGAAGTGTGTAAAAATAAAAAAGGAGAAGTAATGCCTGGTAAACGACTAGATTTATTTAAGCATGATAAGAAAGATAGACCTAAAGAAGCTTATCATATATGACCATACGAAGGTACGCCACACCCAGTTAGGGAAGGGCATAAAGAGAAGAAAAAGAAATGATGAAACTTATCGTATTTTCCGTACTGCTTAACACAGGAGAGATGCATGCTGTTATACCCGATGATACGAAAATAGAAGCAAAGAGACGTAGAGGTAAGGGCAATAAGGGTCGTAAGCGAGGAGGCAATGGGCTTAGATAATGGGTGACCGCTTAGATTTATTTGCATTTGATTCTATGGAGCATGCTACTGCCGATAAGACAGCTGTAGATCTATTGGGTGATAAAGCAGAGGTAACTAAGGATGATGTCCACAATATGCTTATGGCTGCTGGATTTACTCCAGGACTTGGCAATATAGCTGACGCTGCGGATGTAGTATTGTATGCTGCAGAGGGAGAATTTGGCAAGGCGGGATTATCTGCGGCTGCAATGATTCCATTTATTGGTCAATTTGTTTCTGCCAAGAGAGCATTAAGGCTTGCTAAAAAATCTGGAGAAGAGATGGTAACTTTATATAGAGGGGTAAAGGATATAGATGATGTTAATGCTGTTATAAAAAGGGGAAAGGTTGTTGGCAATTGGGGCAACAGAGTTGATATGAGCAAAGGTATCTCGGCTAGAGCTGCAGAGGGCACTGGAAGAAAACCAATTGATAGTGTATATGGAAGGTTGGGTCCAGTTGTATCAACCGTTCCTGAGAAAGTAAATATAAAAGATATGTTATTTACTTCTTGGAAAAAAAGTGTTGGAGAAAAGTATGCAGGAGAGTCGGGTATGATACTGAAGTTTGAAGTCCCTAAATCATGGGTTAATAAACATGGAAGAAATGCTTTTGGTGGTAGTCTAAAGCGTAAAGGTCAGGGATGGGGTGAATCTGGTTTTAAAAAAGCAGCTAATATGAGTTATGAGTCAATAATATTTACAGATGGGTTGCCTACAGCATTTTTAACAAAGGTGAGTAAATAATGGAGAATCAAGATATGAATTGTGTTATGGAACTTACTACTAGGATTAATATTTTTAGGGTCATATAGATATGGTGATTATATTACTGATGAATGTCCGCAGGAGAACTACAGCTGTCCAGCAATATGTGACGTGGATCACAAACACTTACCAATAGAGGAGTGCAATAATGGCAAAAACAAAGAGAACAGATCAAGTAAGGCAACTATACAAACTCGCAAACAATTGGACGAGAAAGCAGTGGGAGTTCATAAATCAGAAGGGTTTTGATTTTGCTCATGATGAGCAGTTAACTCAGAAAGAAAAGGATCATCTTGAAGAACAAGGAATGCCTACATTTACAATTAATAGGATACTTCCCGTTGTAGAGATGCTTAACTTCTATGCAACTGCTAATAATCCTAGATGGCAAGCTATAGGAATTGAGGGTTCTGATTCTGATGTAGCCGCAGTCTTCGGTAGCTTGGCGGAATATATCTGGAATCTATCTGATGGATCCACCTTATATTCTAATGCTATAAATGATGCTATCTGTAAGAGTATTGGATATATTCTTTTAACTGTGGATCCAGACATGGATGATGGTATGGGAGAGGTAGTGCTACAACAACCAGATCCATTTGATATATATATAGATCCTAAATCTCGTGATATGCTACTTAGAGATGCTGCCTTTGTATTAATTAGAAAGGTTTTACCTAAAAATCATTTGATAAAGTTATTTCCTGATGCTAAGAGAAAGATAAATGCTGCATCTTCAGATGAACAGCATCAGTATAGCTGGAGTACAAGGGCTATGGGAGATGATGAGCAGCAATTATTTGCATATAATGATACTACGGATAATGCACAGGCCATTACCCCAGATGGAGAAACAGATCAAATGATAGAGTTCTTTGAGGTTTATGAGAAACTAAAGATACCTCATGTGAATGTTTTCTATAGAGTGCCACCAAGTCAAGAACAGTTACAGCAGATAAAGCAGCAGGTAGAGGTTAAGATGAAGGAAATGGCTGCCGAGATGGAAGTAGGACTTCTTGAGCAGCAGCAGAGCATGCAAGAAGCTGTTCAAAAAGGTGAAATGTTGCCAGAGCGTTATGAATTAGAGATGCAGAAAGCTGAGCAAATGATGGAACAGCAACTTGAAGCTGCCGAACAAGAGTACATGAGTCAATTGCAGGCTGAAACTTCTAAGATCGAGAATCAGATAGTTAGTGAAAAGGCATTTAAAATTCTAATGGAGGATGAAAAGTTTGCTGGGAATGTGGTGGGTCAAATGAGATTTCATGCACACAGAATGAAACAGACCTGTGTAGTAGGAGATAAGCTTATATATGAGGAAATACTCCCTGAACAAGTAACAGACTATCCTCTTGTACCGTTTCATTATAAATGGACAGGTACTCCATTTCCAATGAGTGCCGTATCTCCCTTGGTTGGAAAACAAAGAGAGATGAATAAATCACATCAAATTATGGTGCATAATGCATCTTTAGGTAGTAGTTTGCGCTGGATGCATGAAGAAGGGTCTATAGATATGGATTACTGGGAAAAGTATTCATCTTCTCCTGGGGCTCTATTACCTATTAGGCCTGGTGCTACTCCTCCGACTGCAGTGCCTCCAGCGCCACTCTCTAATGC